TTTAATCCTCCTAGGATTCTGTCTTAATTATTGTATCATATGCAAAATATAATGGCAATAAAAAACCCCCCAATTGCTTGGGGGGCTTTTATTAATTAATTATATTAATTATGCGTGTGTTGAAAGAATGCGGTCAATAACTAGGCCGTATTCTGCACCTGACTTAGCGCCGTCTGGAAGCAGACGGAATGTTACTGGGAATGTTGTTGCTGCGTTACGAGCCAAAGAGAACTGTGACTGTTGTACAGAAAGAACACGACGTGCATAATATACACGCTCAGTAATTAAACCAAGTGTACCGTCAGCTGTTGCGTTACCACCTTGTGGTGCTGCACCGACTGCAACTAATTGACGCTCATTTGGAGCCTGTCCAAGAGCACCTGCTTCAAGACCAAGAGTACGCTTTGCAGCTGCACCTGTTCCTGAATCTACTAAAGTTGATGTTCCCTGACCAAATACAGCAAGAATGTTCTCAAGAGTACCTTCTGCCATTTCTGTAGCGATCATAACTTCCATTGTCTCCTTGAAAAGCTTTGCTGTGTCAAGAAGCTGATCTACTGTTACTGAACCGTATGATGGGTTGTAAGTAATTTGAAGACCGTTGTTTGTGTAACCTACGTTACGGAATTTGTTTGTTGCGTCTGCATTAAGAGTTTCTGTGTAAGACTTTCCTGCTGTCTTAACCGCTGGTGTTCCAGTTGAAGTTTCGTTTTCGAAAGCTACACCTGCTACTGAACCAGGCTCCATGTTTTCTACGTATCCTGATGTTGTGATGTCCTTAGTAGACAAAAAGAGCGGTGAAGCTCCAACAAGGATATTCTTAGCATTATTAAACTTTGCCATGTTGTACTACCTCCTGTTAAATAAATATATATATATATTGACTTACGTTTTAAATCTAATCAAAGCTGGCTAGGCTTTTTTACCTCATTACCAATTTTACGGTATAGTCGATCAAAAGGCAACCTACGCAAATCTTCCATCATCTCCTATAAATCTTGAGTATTTAACCTCAAGGATTATATCTGCTGACAAGAATCCCTGGAGCTCTTCAGATGGGCTAATTGGAGATATCTCCAAAAGACTTATGTTATGAAAATTAAATGAAAGGTCTGGCCAATTCTGAGGGGTACCTTTGCTCCAAACTAATCGGTTACCCGACTTTATACACTGGTAGGCAACACCATTAACTTGTTGAGTAGCCCCTAGCATGTTGCAGCTTGTGCCTGGAATTTCAGAATGATCAGATATAATTGAATAATTTAAATCTTTGGCAGACTCATCCATTCTTCTAAATAGGTCAGTCATAAGGTTTCTAATCTCATATATGTCTGATACGTCTGTTGAATATACAGTAAATAATATTTTTTCACAGCATATCATCCAGTTTTCTTCATAGGATATACCTATCTTGTCATATACAATATGCTTCTTGCCGCTTAAGAATTGATTAAGTTCTGGCTGTTGCTGGACTGGAATAATTGGGACAACTTCCATATTGATATTATCGCTATAATAATCGTTTGGGTCAAATATGCCAGTCTTTTTTAATTCGCTCCAGAGAAACTTACGAAGTTCAAACATTGAGTCTAATTTGTAATCTGTCATAGTGATCCTCCAAATGCCGCCTGTAATTCCATGTCTGCTTCTAACCTTATTTTACCAGGTGTGAAGCTATATTGCACTTTCCTAATTCCCGCTGGAGTATTGAGAGCTTTTGCCATCTTGCTGTTAAATATTTGTTGAAATCCAGATGCTTTAATTGAGCTGTTAACTAATTGTCCGCCGAAATATCTTCCGTAATGTAATCTAAATTGATTACTTGAGCTACGTCCTCCAGGGCTCTTGACGGTCACAGAAGAGCCTTTAGGCATAAACACTGTTATGCCATCTAATTCAAACACAAGTCGCTCAGCGGACCTTGGGCGGATTATGATGGGCATTCCAGCTTCCATGACGGCTGCCTTGTTTGCAAATATGTACTTACTCTTTTGTTTTTTATTCTTTGATGGAACTGCGGTTTTGGATAATTTAAAATCATATCCTATTCTAAATGAAAGTCCATCTGCATCAAGTCTTTTTATTTTAAATAGCCTTGCTGTTTCTTGTCCCGTCTGATTCCACTCATACATATGGTGAAGGGCTTTGGGCTTTACTCTTGCAGATGAATCTATAAATTCACCAAAGTCTTTTTCTATTTGATTAAAGATGGTTGTTTTAAATAAATTTTTAAATGCGGCATTTGATGTTAGCCTGCCCAATACTTGTGCCTGATAATATAGAAATGCAGATACCTGTGCAACTGTTGAGTCCATTAAAAATCCTGGCGGTGAGCCCGCCATAGGCTTTTCTAATCCGCTTGAAGTTTGTAAGAGTGCAACACTAGAGTCCAATTACCTGGTTCTCCGATCTACGGGCCGAACAGTTGTAGCCCAACACTCCACCAAATGGATCAGTTATGGGCGTGGTTCCAAGTAGTTCAAAAACTGTTGGTGTCTCTGTTGGATAATTTAGCTCTGACCAAATAACATTATCTGCTGAGTCTCTGATGTTTGTAATCTTATCTCTTAAAGTTACTCTGGCTGTAGTTCTAATTTCAATATTTTCTTTATTGGTATACCTATTGCTCATTTTCTGAACATCTGAAGCGCTTGCTCCGCCACTAGTAATGATCCCCTTTGCGTAGCAATAAACAGTTTCTGAGTAAATCCATTCTTTTTTAATGGCACCCGTATTTGGATCCTGTGTGTCTTGCTGCACATATACGTCCATCTTCATATTTAGAATGGAGTCTACGAGGTCGTTCATTTTATATCAATACCATTTTGCTTATTACGTAAGGCAAAAGCAATTGATCCACATAGTTGTTTCCAGTTCCTGAGAAGGTGGCTGAGTTAAAATCAAACTGCCAGTCAAATGTTGAGATGCTCTTTATATACTTATTTCTCCATACTTTGTCCTTGGAGAAATAGTCTTTCATAAGCTCAACTGCTGCCATCTCTACTTCGTTTGGAACTCTTTCCCAGCCAAAGTATCCAGTAACCTTATATCTAGCATCTTTGTTAAAGATTCCTGAGTAGTCATTAATGGTTGGAGGGATTAATCCGTTAGCAACATATGTTACGTTGTCAAGCATGTCTGCACGATTTAACCTTACTGCAAATCCACTCTCAGCAATTTCAAATGGCATTCCTGTAAGCAGGATGTCATTTACCTCTATTGTTTGAAGAGTATTAATTTTACGAGTAAGAGGCAAAATATCGTTACCAGAACCGTAAGCAATTTCTAATGAAAGGTGGCTGTAAAATTTTTGCTGTGTATAATTTTCAATTACCTTACGAGCATATTTTTCTGCATCAACAAGCTCCTGATATGTTCTGCTGTTAGGATCATTATAGTCTGATCCTAATCCTAACCCATTAATAACTTGAGATAAGTCTACATAAGGCTTAACAACATCTATGTTTTGATCATATACTACTGAAGAGCCTTCAACTGCATATTGCCATCTTGCAATAAGTGAGCCTGGGTTTTTGGTTATATTAGGAGCATAAAAATTATAAACACCTATATCTGTATCTGATTGAACTGCAGTACCTGAGTACAGAACTGTTTGTGCTGGTACATCTGCTCTTAGCAAAGATACTGTTGGCAAGCTATCTGCGACTGCAGACTCGCCTTTCCAAAATACTCTGTGCTGTATTGGTGAGTTTGTTGCTGCTAATATTTCCATTAACTTATGTTAACGTTTAGTTGTAGAAGTCCTGAACTTCCTTTGGTGTCGCTAAACGAAAACCCTCCTCTGTATCAAAAATTTTCTGAGCATCATCTTCTGACATTGCCACGAATGGGTGTTCCTTTGTAAATGTATAATTGTGAATATCATATCGATGATTGTCTCTTGTCATCCTAACAAGAATAGTATCTTCTGGCTGAGCCTTTGGATCAAACTTTGGAAGAATTTCAATTTCTTCTGTCGCCTCTTCAATTGCTTCAATTGTACTCTGGTAAACGCTCCAGGTTACGCCTTCTTCTGATAATGCCGCGATTATGTCTTTCTTGTTTTTTAGGTTTTCTGTATCAACTGCAAAGTCGGTTGCAATTACTTTTAATTCGGCTACTTTTAATGTGTCAAATGACATATTTAGTTCTCCTCTTTCTAGGTCCTTTAATTATAGCATTGATAAATTAAAATGAAAAGCCCCCAAAATTAATTGGGGGCCTTTCTGTAGTTTAATTCTTAATTAATTAAGAAGCAACCTTAACGTTCTTTACAACGACCCAAGCGTCTGCCTGCTCGATTTGAACGCCAACACGAGTATACATTGTGTACTCGATTGTGTCCTTACGTGGCTGGAAGAAGCGGTAAACAGTTACATCACG